GATGTGTGATGGTGCTTGGTCATCCCACCCATTGTATGAGTTGATGTGATCGAGCGTGTACTGTGTCTGTTCAAGTGTGTATGTCATGCCTCTATTCTAGCGTGGTGTGGTGCGTATCTCAACACTACCCAGTGCATTATATTGCAATTTCCTATGCCATGTGCGTAAGTGCTTGTCAATGCTGGACTTAGGAAGGTCCAGCGGAGAAAGGCGCGAAAAGAGTCTCATATTGCGACTTCCTAGCCGCATATAGAGTCTCTTATATGTTTTAGGGGTCACTTTGAAAAAATTATAAAAAAATTCTCATATCATTTCTATATACTATAGAGTAAAGGTAATTCCCCCCACCTAAACTAAAAGAATTTTATTATGCCTGACCTACCCAAACCCCAACCAGTAGCAACAATACAAAACGCCACTTGGGTTGCAGGAGGTGCTTCTGCTACCTCTGGAACAGCCGCAGCATCAGATTATGCGTATTACACGCAAACAATGGAAATTGATTATGTAAGAAAACCCGTATTTCTTGATTGCTGGAATAACGATTCTAGTGCAGGAGTATCCCTTTGGGAATTTAGCTCCTTTGCTCCTGTCATGGGATCAGAACTCCATTTTAATATTAAAACTAAAAATGTGTGTAAAAAGATACACCAAGCACCTGCGGGAGGAGCTTATACACAAGCTCAAATTATTGATATTTATGCAGTATCCTCCGATCAGTACGGATTTAGTTATGGAGCTATGCCACTAGATGGATCTAGTGATTATTTATTTGGTCCAAGAGGTAAAATTTATACATCACAACCTTGGATATGGCAAGTAGTTTGGGATGATACTAGGGATGTAGAATATAATTTTATAACCCAAGGTACTAGTAGAGGGTGCTATAACCCCAGTTCTTATGTGTTCGATGTAGGAAATAATATATCGGATCCATATGAGTGGTATATTCCAGCCTGGTTTGGCGATTGTAACCCTTTCCGCTGTCCACCGAGGATCTCCACAAGATGTACATGGAATCAAGACCATTTTTCGATGCCCTCCAAGTATAAAACTACTTCTGAACCAGGGTATGCTAATAATGCCTTAGGTCTAATTACTTTAATAAACTTTGTAGAAACTTGGGTTGATTGTCTAAAAGATTCAAATTATTCAAATAGACCAGCAGTGCCTCTTCCACTAAACTCAAACGGACAGAAGTGGGTTGTTGAAGCGGATCGTGTTCCTGTTAACCCCTATTACACTACACACAGACACACCTACTAGTAAACTTCTATGAGGAGTAATTATGAGTGATTTTGGTAGTCCCCCAGGCGGGTGCTTATGTGTAGTTGAAAGTAAGTTAGAAATATTCTTACTTGCTGACGATAGTGACGCAATTCCAGGAAGTAAATTATCAGGAAGATGGGCGGGAGAGGGGTATGTAAAACATAAAAAAAGAGTTTTGTGCCATAGGGGTGGTGGATTCTTTGAAAAATCAGATATCAAGCTTGTAAATGATGGGGGAGGTTGTTATAACCAAATAGTGCCAAAAGTAGGGGGTCCTCCTAAGGGTGTAGGTGACGCAATGCGAGTTACTTACACATGCTATCTGGATTGCGGGGCTTGTAGGGGCGACAGCGGGTTGGGGACGCCCGATTGCAACGAGACTGAGCCTTGCATCTTATGTAAAGTGAAGGCTTCAATAGCGGATTTAGCTACAGGGGCTGGTGCTCCTGGGGTTAACCCAGGTAAGGATATTCTAGCAGAACTATGGTCTATATGGCAAGTTCATGAAGAGAACTTCCCTCCCCACGGTCCACCCAATGAGGCTAAAGATAGTATTGCTGCTTCCTGTAGAAATATAACAGACCTTTTACGAAAGGGTGTTGGAAAGCCAAAAAAAAATTGTGGTTTTAACTGGAACCCTGCGGGGCATCCAACTACACCACACGTTTACGGAGAGCCAGATATAGATATACCAGACAAGGACAACCCTGAATGTAAACCCAGTAGGGCCGAACCTGTGACGGGTCACGGATCAAAGGTTGAGGTGTATTGTCGCCCACCCAAAAGGTTTGGCACCCCACATGAATACCCAGATCTTCCACCCTTGGAGTGCGAAGAGGACTTCTAAGTGTCGGAGACAGAAGGCCCAGTTTTAGGACCTCTTCCTCGTTTCTGACCTTTAGTACCTGTAGTTGCATCAGCAGCAGGGACTCGCCTAGGCGCAGGAACATTTCTAGCCCTAATAGTAGTAGTACCAGGATGCATAGCTCGGTATCTAGGCAATTCTTCTTGCCTTGGTCCCTGAGTACTACCCCCCGATTTTGCTATAGCGGAAGGTCTATTTTTCATAACGGTCGCTATACTAGGTAAAACGGATCTCATTCGTTCTTTTCTTCCCGATATATTTGTTTCAGTTTCACCCTTCTCAGGAACAGAATGCTTAACACCAAGCCCAATAGCTCCTATTACACCAGCCGTTGCGAGACCCCTCTTAACTTTACTAGATAGTTTGGCATCGGATGCCCTCCGAAGTTTCTCTTCTTCCAAATAATCTAAACCTTCCTGTGTGATATAATACTGCATACTTTATATAGGGTTAGAAAAATTTATATTTTTATTTTTTTTAAAGCTTCTACAGGTCTTTTAGTGTATCTGGGCGTTCAACAAGGTCTAAACAGATTGCAAGACAAAAAAACAAGTAAAAAGCCCATAAAAATTAGTAGTGTACCTGCCATCACTACTGGTTCCTATTAACCCTTCTCTCATATCTTATTTAGAGTTAGATAAACAAAAAAAGCTCAGATTTTTTACGTCTGAGCTTTTTTTATCTATTAGATTCTATTAAGTATAATCATGGAAAGCTGTATTATAATACGGATTATGCGGAATAAGATCAGAATCATTTAATATCCAAGAGCCATCTGAGTATTTTGGTTTTTGTACAGCCCAATTGCCTGTGCCTGTAGGAGCATTAAATGCATCAAGATTTCCTTCTATAAACTTAATAAGTCTAGCCAGTCCAGCAGTATTATCTAAATACCCAGCCTCAGAAGAAACCATATAACCTGCACCATACATTTGATACCAATCCATCCCTCCAGGATAAGGTTGCCCATCGTAAAAAGGGTACTCCGAACCAGGGCAAATATCCAAGGAGTTCCAGTCGCCTCCCATAAAATAATCATATTTATGCGCTAAGTTAGAGGCTCCCCAAGTGTAAGTAGGAGGTCCAGTCAGTAATACAGCTTCCGAACAACCTTTTTGAGTGAGAGCATATGCCGTATCATTAACACCGCTTACATGTCGTCTTATATATGGTTGTGTAGTAATTATAGATCCCTGTGGACCAAACAAATATAAACCACTAGCCCCCCCAATTCCACTTGCAGTACCGAATACGGCATTATCATCGTAAGTATACCCAGCTTTGCAGGTATTATTTCCCAGTATCGCAAATTTTTGGGGTTGATAATAAGACTGATAAGTAAAATTTCCATATAGAATTTTACAAGAATTATGAACAGTCATCTCGTAGTGTAAATTAGTATTAAATACTTCCAAGTTATCCGACGAGCTTAGTGTTCCTAATGACCTATATTCTGTCGTCTGATTGTTCCCTGCTGTTTCAGGATTTCTCGCATAATCAATAGTGGCCCATTGCGTATATTCTGCGTAAGCTACTGGGGTTCCACTGGTTTCATTACGCCCAGGTCCCGAAACCCATGTTCCCTGTGAAGGTGCTACAAATCCTGGTGCTGCTGGTGATGCCATAATAAAATTCTTTGAGTTTAGGTGGGGGGAGTTACCTTTACTCTATAGTATATAGAAATGATAAAAGAAAACTATATAAAAAAAAGCTTAAAGGGGTTAGGGGTAGTTTTACATCTTCACGATATCTGGTCTAAAGGTTGAACATTTTTCAACTGCTTTCATAATAACACTTTGATAGAATTCGCCTGGGAAATTTAAGGAGGATGCATCATTAGCGGGATTATAATCTCCTGTTTGATATCCTGATCTAGTATTCCAACTATTGGCACATAGACTTTCTCCATCCCCTACTTCAAATATTTTTCTAATATACCCTGGTTGTGTTGTGGCGAAGGATCCTAGTGAGCCCCAACCACCGTAAATGGAATCAGATCCTGTAGATATTTGATGTGCTAGTTGGGTTCCACTAACATAAGAAGCTTTTTCAATCCATTGCTGAACCTTCTCTTCTACACGAATATCTACATAAGTAAATGCTACTAGGGGACCTCCTGAAACAATTCCATTTACGGAGATGGGGGAGCTATCATATTCCCATATTCTTTTCCAAAAGCCTAATAAAGATTGCATGTGACCATGCCATATTTGGTAGCCTCCGTCTGAGGCAGACCAGTTTGTGGACGTTGCCAAATCAGATACCTTTGGGTTTACTGGGTTAGAGGAAAACGGGGGATATGTTGGGGGAAGTTCAGTTGACATAATAAAAGTCCTTTTCTATAGTATATAGAATGTTTAAAAAGGTTATTATGATTTGTTTAATGAAAAAACCTAAACTATCCTAAATACAGTAGGGGCATATATAATATGTGAATATTCAGAAGGACTACGAAAAGTCAGTTTGGTGAAATTTATGATGATGAGGAGGACTGCAAAAAATGACCCGCAAACTTAAACGCATTAATTTTATAAACAGAAATAGGCCATTTGGATCTATAAAAAAACCTCTTCCTCCTGGATCGGGATATGGAGAAAGTAGTGGGGGAGATGGAAGTTTTGGAGCAGAAAAAAACTGTCAGGTAGTTGAAATAACTCATATAGAATTATCATTTATCAATGCCCCTAATGGGTATGCGGGGGCTACAACCCCCTCAGTTAGGGTTGGAAAACTTAAAGGTACTTTTGAGGAGATTCAAGACTGCACAGCAGACAGCACATATACTTGTCCTGATTCTCCAAACCCTTTAGATATAGATCAACAATCTACAGAAATAACTATTAAGGTAACTGGGTCTGCTGATAAAGAAGTTAAAAAGTGCGAAGATTGTGAGGAGGTAGAGAATCCAACTACTTTAGTATGGAAGTCAGGGGGATTACCTGTATATGAAGCTCTTAGAAATTTTGTAAAAAAGATTTGTGATCCTAAGACCTCTGGGGATGGGGATACCATTGAAATAATAGGTGATTTTGTATGTCTTAAAGATCGTTGGAAAGGGTGCGAGAAGAAGGGGGGATTCTTTGGAGGTGCCAAGAAATGCGATGAGAAAAAAATTACCATCCTTGGAACAAGTGAAGATAACGAAGATCAAATAGAAGATGATGCAGAAACATATGAAGATTATGATGATATAGATTATGACACGATATCAGGTGCTTTAGGGGAATCAGAAGTTACAAAACCACCTAAAGCTGGAGAAGATGAGGGGGAATCCTATGATCCAAAGAGATGGCAGGATGTTGCTATACCTAGAGATAAGTTTTGTGCTGCCTTCAATGATAAAGTGGCAGAATGCTTAGATCCAGTTACTGCTGATGCTGCTGCTAGATTTGCTAAATGTTGGGATGAGTTAATGAATCCTAGTTGGGATGAGTTACTATCTCTTGCTGGAGATGATGGTCCAACAGCTTTGAAAAAAATATTAGGTTGGTTTGAGGAGTGTATATGCGATTAAAAATAAATACGAAAAGATATTTGGAAGTGATCTAAATATACTAGAGGTATATTATGGCACAATCACCTATGGTAGACGGAAAGGGATATATTGATGTTAATTCTGCTTTAAGGCTGAAAGAAGCTGAAGGTAGAGTTGAAGTAGATAAGCTACAAGCTGAGTCTGACGCTAAGTTCAGAGAATTATTAATTAAAGAAAGTGCCAAAGAAACTGCTTCTAAACATCTCGCAAAATTTGCGGGGCTATACTTATTAATTCTCGTACTCGCGTTCATTGGTAGTATTAAATTCATTCCATCAGAAAGCATAGCGGTCGTGGCGGGTTTAATCACACTGGTCGTGACGAATCTGAGTACGATTTTAAAGGGGATCGTGGAAAATGGACAAGGGAAAGAAGAGGAACTTTTAGGGAGTAAGAAATGAAATGCTATGTAACACAACTGGGAAGAGAGTTTTTAATTGAAGGACCGAAATATGGTGGTAGTCCTACACAAACTGGGAAATTGGTAGGGACAGCTATAGCTAATATTCAGGCTAATAACCCAACCCCCGAGGTCATGGCTGCAAAAAGAGCGCAAAGGAAGCGTATTTTTCATAAAGTAGCCACAAGGCAAGAAGATCTTTACGCAGCAGAGAGAGATCCTATTTCTGCGTTTAAGGGGGGCTCTGGCGGGGTGGGAACAGGACGGGCACCTAGGTTGTCTAGAGATCAAGAGACAGCGATTGCGCCTGTTGTGGCGAAGATAAGGGGGCGGGAGTCGACCAAAAGGGAAAAGGAAGATGCCGCAGCGGAAAGAGGAGATACTTATCGTCTAGCATCTACTAGAATGACAAATGCATATGGTAAAGCAAAACGAAAATTAGGAAATTACAGATGAATCCAATATGGTCAATATTTTTTAAAGACAGGTTTAGAACACCTTTTTCAGTGTATAAGATGAGTTTGGCAGAGATTGTAGTTTTGCTTGGACTTGTTGCTGGTGCTGGAATTGGAATTGCGGAAGGGGTTAGCTGGATATTTGAGTTAGAGGGTGTGGAAGCACAAGAATAATATGTCAGATAAATTAGAACGATGTGTTAAAAGAGTAAAGCCCAAAAAAGGTGTGGACAGTGCGTGGGCTATATGTAGGTCCTCTTTGAAGGAAGCTAGGGGCAAATATGCAGCAAAGCGTCAACGCCAACAAGCAGCAGGATCTGCCCCATACCCCCCTGGGGATCCTCAACACCCATCCGTAAGGGCCGCAATAGGTCCAGGTGAGGACGCTGGTCCTACGGGTCTGAGTCACTCTTCTAGCCCGAGTGGAAAGCCAAAATCACTAGTGGCTCGTCGCGCAGGTCTTAGGTCTCAAATGGGACAGGCATTGTCGGCTCCATCGTCTCAATCGGCTCCATCGTCTCAATCGGCTCCAAGGTTTAGGATTGTGGGGCCATCTAGAGGTACAACCGCTTTTGGAAGACCCAAAGCGGCTACACCACCTAAAGATCGAAGAGCGGGTGCGGAAAGTGGATTGGCTAAGCTTACAAGGCTTCTGAACACAAGGATTAAGGGGCATAGGATGCACAGTCGTTTCAGAGATAAAAGCAGGGCTCACAGATGGGGATTGAGAGCTTTGTCATTAGGGCGAGGAGCGAGGTTGGCTGGGGCATTTGGTGGAGGAGGCAGAGCTACTGCACCAGCGCATATTGACGCTAATACTCAATACGATAATGTTTATTCCAGAATGGGGAAATTACTAGAAAGAGCAATTTCTGTCCAAAGTGTATCAGGAAATACTATTAGAACTAGAAGTACAGCAAGGAAACACATGCAGAGATTAGCTAGAAGTACCTCAAGCGTAAGAAACCAAGCTTTTGGTAAAACTTCAGATGCTCCTAGCACAACGGATTCCACCCCTGTTATGCAAAAAAAATAAGTTATTCTTCAGCTTTCCATTTTGCTATAGGACATGCTGCTCCTGGTATACCAGTTTTGTATTTGGTAAGGCATCCACATAGTTGACACATTTTAACATCTTTTGTTAAGTATTCACAAGTGGAGCATATACTTAATCTATGTTCTTGAAGATTAGATTTCTTAAACTTTGATTTAAAGAGGGCCTTCATACTAGTAAAGAACGAGTACATTTTGGGGGGCATCCAAGAAGAGTATAAAGATTTTATATTCTGCACTAAAGCAAACCTAATATTATTTAATCTATAATACGCAGAATTACATTGCTTTAAATTATCAATACAGGGATGATTTTCCTCTAACTCCTCATACTCAGCTAATAATTTTAGATATTTTTCTTCTAGTGAATCCATTTTTATATTTGAATTGGTAATGTATTATGAGCAATAAACATATTCCTATTTTTATGCCAAGAGTCTCTACCTGCTAAATCTCCAAAAGAATGATGAATCATAAAGATAGGCTCTACTGTATTATAGAGTCCTTTTTTATGTGCTTGTGTAGTGTAATGAATATCATAAAAATCCCAATCCCCCTCAAAATAATCAGGTTTGGTAGTATCAATAGTTTTAATAGTTTTTCCATTACAGGCTAGGAATAAACCATCTAAACAAACAACTCTTCCTGGGTTTCCATAATAAGTATATTGTGCTTCTTTAATAGTTTTTCCATGTAAAACTAATCCTCTGTGTTTTCCTTGTTGCCACAGGTCATGGTCCCACCACACAGCAGATTCGGATAGATAGGTGGTTCCAGCAGGACCAAAAAATCCAGACTTATTTTGTCTAGAAGCAAGAACCAAAACATTAATAAATTGTTGGGGGTCCATAATGATTTCTATATCATCATGACATAATATAACAATATCATCATCCCTTAGAATGATATTTTTTAATCCTTCTGAGTAAGCATTAAATATACTTTTCTTACCTATAAGAAGTTTTACTTCTATTTTGCACCTAGATAAATAGGAGAGAAGTTTGTGTGTATAATCAGGTAGAGGCTCTTTACGAGTACAAATAAAAGCGTATATCTTCATGGATTCAAGAGAAGTAGTTAAATTAAAGCAAGAGTATAAGAGATGTAAGTTAGATCCCATATACTTTATATCTAATTATATCAAAGTTGTACACCCTGTTAGAGGATTAGTCCCATTTAACTTGTATCCCTTCCAAAAGATGATTGTAAACTGTTTGGAAGATAATAGGTTTAATATCCTTAGAAAATTCCGTCAGGCTGGGTGTACTACCATTTCAGCAGCCTACGCTTTGTGGATGGCCGTATTCCAAGAACATAAGACTATCGTATTCTTATCTGTGGGAGATACGGAGTCTACAGAGATTTTGGATAGAATTAAGATTATGTTTGATGAGCTTCCTGCATTTTTACAACCTAGAATTCTACAGGAAAACATGCACAATTTAAAACTTAGTACAGGATCGGTTATTAAGTCTAGACCTTCAGGTAAACAGTCTGGTAGATCCCTGGCTGGTTCATTTTTGTTTATTGATGAGGCTGCTTTCATTGAGCATATTGATACTATCTGGGCTGCTGTTTATCCAATTATCTCTACTGGAGGTAGAGCGTTTGTTCTTTCCACGGTTAATGGTGTGGGAAACTGGTATTACGATACTTGGTATAAAGCTATGGAAGGAGCTAACTCATTTAACCCTATTCAAATCAACTGGGAAGACCACCCCGAATATACTCGCATAGAAGGGTATAACCATTTATATGAAGCTATGGAGAAGAGAGACCCTCCTATTATGATTGATAAATGGGAAGAAACTACTCGATCTAATATGAGTCATAAGAAGTGGTTACAGGAGTATGAGTGCGAGTTCCTTGGTACTGGAGAAACTTATATCGAGGGCACTATTCTTACCAATATGGACAGTAGGGTAAAAAAACCTCTTTATCGAACTTTTAATAATCGCTTATATGTATGGGAAGACCCACAACCATCTAGGCAATACTTAATTGGGGTAGATGTGTCTTTGGGCAGAGAAAGAGATTTTTCAGCATTCCATGTAATAGACTCTTACTCTGGGGAACAGGTAGCAGAGTACTACTCAAACACTACTCCTATTAATGAGTTAGCAGAAGTATTGAATCAAGTGGGCCAAAGATATAATCTAGCTATAATATTTTTAGAGCGTAATACTATTGGGAATAATCTAATAGATCATTTGTTTGAAAGATTACAATATGAGAATCTGTATTTTGATGAAAAGAGGAATATTGGAGTTCAAGTAACTTCTAAAAATAGAGATGAAATACTGGCTATGATGGAAGAGTGTCTACGACTTAATAAGATTAAAATTAATTCAAAAAGAACCGTATCGGAATTAAATACTTTCATAGTGTCCCTAACGGGTAAAGCCCAGGCAGAGAAGTCTAAGCATGATGATTTGGTAACTAGTTTGGCTCTTTGTGCCTTTGGGATGACTACATATTTAGAGAGTATTCCTGTTAATTTTATTGACGGGCACGGTAAAACACCATCAGAGAAGCTTTTAGCTCCTATTAAACTGAGAAATTTAAAAAGTTTCGGTAAGGATGTTGAAGAAGATATAACATGGCTATTCAAATAAACGAAGATAAAATTAATGAGAACGCTGGGCCTGGATATGTAACATTCGGTGGGCCAGGGCAGGGGGCTGCCTATGCATACCCAAGAGGTAGGATAGGGAGATTTTTTGCAAAATTCTTTGCCACTAAAGCAATTCCTTACCTTAAGGATGAGGAGGACCTAGCTGGTGATACGGTAATAAATCCAGAGCAGGGCCATAGACCAGCTAGGATGAGTACCAATCATCAAAAACTTCCTTTCCTACCTGAAGTTGAAATTAATAGAAAAAAACGATATTCAGAATATGAGCGAATGGATGATTATCCAGAAATAACTGCCTCTTTTGATATTTATGCTGATGATTCCTGCCAAAAAGATACTACAAATAGTCGTTGGAAGATTAAGTCCGATAGTACTCTGGTAGTAAAGGAAGTTGATAAAGTATTTTCTAAAATGAAACTGAAGAAAATCTATTGGGATATAGTTAGGAATACTGTTAAATATGGTGATTGTTTCATAGAACTCATAGCAGACATTAATAACCCAGATCAGGGTATTCGTAGATTAAAGGTATTAAATCCTAATTATATTATCAGAGTCGAGAATTCTTATGGGTACTTAGAAAGATTTCTTCAGGAGATACCAGACAAGAGTGCGTGGGACTCTGCCCCAGATCCATTTGAGCGTAATCAAAAATATATAGAACTTGATAGAAATCAAATAGTTCATTTTAGATTACATACTTCAGACCCTAAATTCTATCCCTATGGAAAATCTATAGCCGCTGCTGCGGTAAGTATTTTTAGATCTTTAAAGTTGATGGAAGATGCTATGCTAGTGTACAGATTAGCTAGGGCACCAGAAAGGCGTATCTTCTATATTGATGTTGGTCAACTTCCTACTTCTAAAGCTGAAGCGTTTATAGAAGATGTTAAGCAGAGATATAAGAAAGAGAAATTTTATGCTAATGGTAAAGTAGATGCTAGATACAATCCGTTAGCTGCCGATGAGGATTATTTCGTGCCCGTTAGGGGTGGGGCTGGGACTAAGATTGAAACCCTTCCTGGTGGACAGAATCTAGGAGAGGTAGACGATGTTAAATACTTTAGAGATAAACTTCTTGCTACCATGAAGATCCCTAAAGACTATATTGTGGAGTTTGATAAATCTCCTGAGAGAAAAGCTAACTTAGCTCAACTAGATGTTAAATTCGCTAGAACTATTATAAGAGTTCAAGAGTGTATAAGTATAGGATTAGAGGCTATTGCTAAAAGACATCTTAAATTAAAAAAATTCCCACAATCTTTAATTAATGCTTTAGAAATCGAGTTGCCTGATCCTTCGGATATATTTACTAAAAGAAAATTAGAAATTGATGAAGCCAAAGCTAGGGTAGTACAGGCTGTTGTGGGTACAGGATTATTTCCAACAGAGACAATCTATAAAGAATTATACGATATGACCGATCAGGAAATAGAAGTAACTAAGTCTAAGTTAGATGAAGAACAAGCCGAACAAAGTAGGAAAGCGTTAGAGCAACAGGGAGGACAACAAGCAATGGATGGTGCCGCTGGAGTAGCTGGTAATGTTCCTGGGGCCGAGGTTGGTCCTCCAGGGGTAGCCCCTCTTCCTAGACAGGAACCTAATGCTACAAAGGCCACCGCTGAAGAGGTTGAGTTAGTTAAATCATTTATTTCTACTAAATATGGAGAAAAAAGTGATCAAATGCGTCTTATTGAATCAATAAATGCATTAAAACATAAGAATTTATAAATTTAAGTAAAAAAACAATCCTATATAATAAAGAAGCCTTATAGGGGTCGGAGTCTATATATGTTAAAATTTTTTGAGTCTAGAAATAAAAAAATCTCTAATTTAATACAATTAGGTGATTATTTGGGTTATTCTATTAGAGAAAATGTTCAATTATTTTCTGTTGATGGGGTTGATAACAAGGTAAGCTACCTCACAGAAGGCAAAAAAATTATATCGGGGAATTATTTAATTAAGAATAATTCATATATTCTTGAAAATATAGAGGTTCAAGATTCTAATATATTTACTGACGATGAGAGATTTGATGAAGGTATGAAAAATCAAATCTCTTTCTTTTTAGAGAGTCTTTACAAGGATGATTATACAGATGCTAATAGTACCTTTTCTGATGTTATAGACATCCTAACTTCAAGAACTCACTATAACTCTATTTCAGAGAAATTATCTAAAAAGGTCCAAATATTTAATAACACTCAAAATATTTTAGAGTCTGAGGAGTTCACTAGGTTTGTAGAGATAATTCCTGAACTAGTGGAGTTTCTCGCAGAGAAAAAATCACAAATAACCTCGCAGGTTCCAGAGATTCTTAACTCTTTAAAACTTTCAGAGTCTGTATCGAAAGCATTTGATATTCCATTAGTTCCATTAGATACAATAAAAGAAACTAAAAGATTTGAATTCGTATGCCAGTCGGATAAATCTATTTATGAAATGATCTGTAAGCAGGAACTGGTTAAGAAAGAGATATTAGAAGCTAAAAATTCCTTTGATTTGGTGTGGGCTTCTGAGCCAGTTATAGATAATCTTACCAGCAAGGTGTTCGCTTCGGATTCAGATGTAGAAGATGCTCTTACAGAGGCTATTAAGGAATTACCCTACATAGCTCTCCTCTCCAAGAAGAAGCTTTTAGAAACTCTTTCTAGGAACATAGGTCACTCTTCATCCCATATATCGGAAAAAGAACTTAAGGTCTATGCAAAAACCTTATTTGAAATGAAGAAACCTGCTAAAGAACAACTTACTAAATTACTTAGTAAAAAGTATGGAGTTAATCTTCAATACTTAAAAGAATCTTATTCTTTTAAAAGTTTACTTAATACCCAAGTAGTGCTTTTTGAATCTATTTCTCGGATATCCCCCAAAGATAGTGTGTTAAAGCAAATCTTATCAGAATTCTCCTCAAGTCTTAAAACTAAAAATGGGGTACAAGGAATTGATGTAAATAATATTATTCAGCAGATATTCCAACATGCAAAGTATTCCCAAGAAGAAATTCCTTTAATGGAAGCTTTTTCTTTTAATGAAGTAAAAAAAGCTTTTGATAAAGCTGAATGTTTAGTGGAACGAATTGTCGTAGAGACTCACCCTGATGGGGATGAAGAGAATGTACTTCAAGGAGAGGATGAAGGACCTTCTGAAGAAGATAAGGAGAAAAATGGGGACGAAGAAAAAAACGGAAAAGGAAAAAAGAAGAAGAAAAAGAAAGGAAAAAAGAAAGAAGACGAAGATGATGATAAAAAAGACAAAGAGGACTCTGGAGACCTTCAGAAAGAAGAGGTAGATGAGCCTAAACCAGAAAATTCAATGAGTGATGATGAGGTTATGAAAGCTATTAAAGATCTCTCCGATGTAGTAAATGGAGTTGATTTCGAGGATGAGGATGAGAAGGAGAGTAAATAGTTATGAGAGAATATTTTAGACCGTACAACAAAGTTGTAGATGTAACAACTTTTGGGCAATACAATGTTTCCTTCACCGATAGTTCTGGTGGGCCGTTACTTTGTAATTATGTATCCGTTGTTTGTGTTTCTAGTAGTCAGACTGAGGGGTATGCTGATAATATGTTTCAAGTTGTCCCTAGTGGAATAGATACCATGTATGGATCTAGAAGTGGGCATCCTGGGGGAACTTGGGACACCAACCCAATAATGCCTGTAGGGTTATCTGGCAGAGATCGGGGTCCTTCGGGTTATACAGATGCTTCTTCAAGAACCTCTAATTCGGCCAGTGGTAACTTGGGGTTAGTTGGGAATGCTGAGACTGATACTTTAATTATGAGTGTCAACCCTTCTGAAGCTATGACAGGAATTATTCTTACTCAATCTACCGCAACAGCTAGAAGATATTCAGTTACCTATGGGCAGGTTAATTTGGCAAATTCCAATTCGGATATATACAAGGACTCTGGAGAACAAACTGGAAGTTGGGAAGGTCCTTAAGGATAGTTAATATAATTATATGTTTAATGCATTTAAATCTATAGTAGGTATTTCTAGCAGGGCTGGAGGTAATACTCGTACAAGAGGAAATAGTACAGCTAGTACTACTTTTTCAGATAGTTCTAATCGTGTTATTAGAGTCTCTTTTGTAACTAAGGGAAAAAGAGGAAATGGGTATGTAGCCTGTTTATTAAAACTTTCCAATACCAAATATAGATTTAGACTTTATGGCCCTGATGGTACTAGATTAAATACTGTTACTAAAGAAGATTCTACCCCACCTTCTACTGTTATTGCTCAATTAGTAGATCTTGTTAACAGTAATAATACTTTTAAGAAATATATTCGTGTTCAATTTCTAAATGAAACTACAGAAGCTATGTCAGATAGTGTAGATATTGGTGATGGTCAGACTTTAACTGGTGGAAGATAACTATAATAAAGTATTATGGCAAATGTTAATCCTCTTAAACTAGAGTTTGATAGTAATGGTGATCCCTCTGGAATAGCGGAATTTCAGACAGGGGATACGGTTGATAGTTCTTCTTTAAATATTACCTCTCTAGACCTAACTTCCTTATCAGCTACTAATATAACTGTAGCTGTAGATTTAGGGGTTAGTGCCACTATTAAAACAAATACTTCCTCCATCACAGTAAGCTCTTGCCCCGTACCACCTCCTTGGTCTTTTGTTGAAGTAACCGCTGATGATGGAGCAAACTCTGCTTCCCCTTATTACTTTGCTTCAGGGTCTACTCAATCAACTACTGAAATTGATGCTGGTCATATTACTTGGGATTCTACCGAAAGTTACTTTACTTTAGCTAATGCTGGTTATTATGAGTTTGAGATGCAAGGAAGTATTGTAGTTGGGTCCAGCCCAACTGATGTTACAACTTCTATAGTACAAACTGATGGTCTAGGAGGTATTGAAGTCGAAAAAATAGATAAGTTACAGAGAATCAGAACCAATATA